CTCAAGAGCCAGGAGGAGGAGCTGGCGGACGCCACAGAGACCGGGATGGTGGTATACAGCCAGCCCGGCAGCTATGACCGGGAACTGGACTATGAGCAGCGGAAGGAGCTGGAGGCCCAGCTGGAGCGGTACGACGCCCAGGTGATGAGTGACCGGGATGCTGCCAACGTGGCGGCGGTGCTGCTGACAGCGGCGGCCAATGCGGCGGCGCTGGTGCCCCGGGACGAGGGCAGCACCCAGAGCGCTGCCCCGGCGGTGCTGATGGAAGCAAAGGACGACGCAGAGCAGCAGGAGGTGGTGCTGGATGGCACGGCAGGAGATTAACGGCCGGCCCATCATCTGGCGGCCGCAGCCGAGGCAGGCGGCCTTTATGCGGCGCAGCGAGGACGAGGCCCTGTACGGCGGGGCGGCCGGCGGCGGCAAGAGCGACGCGCTGGTGATCGAGGCGCTGCGGCAGGTGGATGTGCCGAACTACCGGGCATTGATCCTGCGCAAGACCTTTCCCCAGCTGCGGGAGCTGATCGACAAGACCATGCAGTACTACAAGCCTGTGTTCCCGAAAGCCCGGTACAACGCCAGCAACCACTGCTGGACCTTCCCCAGCGGGGCGAAGATCTATTTTGGCAGCATGTTCCGGGCCCAGGACAAGTACAACTACCAGGGCCAGCAGTTTGATTTTATCGGGGTGGACGAGCTGACCCACTTCACCTGGGAAGAGTACAGCTACCTGATGAGCCGCAACCGCCCCAGCGGGCCGGGCACACAGGTGTACATTCGGGCCACGGCCAACCCCGGCGGCATCGGCCACGGGTGGGTGAAGGCCCGGTTCATCACGCCGGCACCCCCGGGCACCCGGATGGTGCAGCTGGTGGACGTGAAGAAGCCGGACGGCACCGTGGAAAAGCTGCGGCGCACGCGGGTGTTTATCCCCTCCACCATCTTTGACAACCCGGCACTGCTGAAAAATGACCCGGGGTATCTGAACAACCTGGCGTCCTTACCGGAGGCGGAGAAGCAGGCGCTGCTCTATGGCAGCTGGGACAGCTTCAGCGGCCAGGTGTTCACCGAGTGGCGCAACGACCCGGCCCACTACGAGGACCAGCGGTGGACCCATGTCATCAAGCCGTTTCGCATTCCGGCGCACTGGAAGATCTGGCGCGGGTACGACTTTGGCTACTCGCGGCCCTTCTCGGTGGGGTGGTATGCAGCGGACGAGGATGGCAGGCTGTACCGGATCAAGGAGCTGTACGGCTGCACCGGCACGCCGAACGAAGGCCTGAAGATCGACCCGGTGGAGCAGGCCCGGCGCATAAGGGAAGCGGAAGAGAACGACCCGATGCTGAAAGACCGGGTGATCCAGGGCGTGGCGGACCCGGCCATCTTCAACGAGAGCCAGGGCGAGAGCATTGCCCGGATGCAGGAAAAGCACCCGTACTACCTGGTATGGCACCCGGGAGACCACACCCGCCTTGCCGGAAAGATGCAGATGCACTACCGGCTGGCCTTTAACGCCGAGGGGCGGCCCATGCTGCAGGTGTTTGACACCTGCAAACACTTCATCCGGACCATCCCGAACCTTGTGTACGACGAGAGCAACGTGGAGGATATCGACTCCGACCAGGAGGATCACATCTACGACGAGTGCCGCTATGTGCTGATGGAAAACCCCATCAGCCCGCGGCAGATCCAGAAAGAGACGGTACTGCGGGATGACCCGCTGGACCTGGACAAGAGAAAGAGCAGAACGCATGTGATGCGGGTGTAAGCAGGAGAACCATATGCCGAAAAGTAAGACCTATGAGGAATTCGTGGAAAAATTCAAGCCCAAAAAGACCACGGATGACTGCTATACACCGCCCAGCGTGTATGCCGTGATTCGGGACTGGGCCTGCAAGGAGTACGGCATTGACCCCGCCAAAATTGTGCGCCCGTTTTACCCCGGCGGCGATTATGAGCACTACGACTACCCGGAGGGCGCTGTGGTGCTGGACAACCCGCCGTTTTCTATCCTGACGAAGATCTGCACGTTTTATTTGGACCGGAAAATCCCGTTTTTTCTCTTTGCGCCAAGCCTGACCTGCTTTGCAGGAACGAAGATCTTTGACCGGATGTGCCATCTGGTGTGCGATTGCGATGTTGAGTATGAAAACGGCGCAATTGTGCGCACGAGCTTTGTGACGAGCTGCGAGCAAGGCGTGGCAGCCAGGACGGAGCCGGAGCTGACCAGGCTGGTGAATGAAGAGGTAGAACGGGAGCGGAGAGAAAAGACAAAAACGCTGCCAAAATATACTTACCCTGACCATGTGGTGACGGCCGCCCTGATGCAGAGATACGCAAAGTACGGCGTTGACTTTACGGTGTGGCAGCGGGAGTGCTGTCTGATTGGAAGGCTGGATAGCCAGAGAAAAAGCGGAAAGACCATCTTCGGACATGGCCTGCTGCTGTCTGATGCTGCTGCCCGCCGCCACGCAGCCGCAGAGAGGGCAGCCGCAGAGAGGGCAGCCGCAGAGAAGGACATGGCCACGGCATGGGAGCTATCGGACCGGGAGAAAAAACTGGTGGCAGACATGAGCGGAAAGGAAAAGCTGCATGAATGAACAGGAACTTTTGCAGGAGCTGCTGCGGCGATACCCGGACCAGAGGGTGAGCGCAGACCCGGCGGGGGCCGGGATGCTGAGCAGCCTGGAAGCACGGCCGCCGGAGCCTGTGACCGGAACGGGCCTGCAGACGGCAGGCAACTCCCTCACGGAAGAGGCGACAGGCGCGCAGGTGATCGGGCCGGAGGAGATCGCAAAGGCGGGGGAGACCCTGCAGAAATACAAGGCGGGCAAGGCGTCGCTGGACAAGCGCATTGTGGACAACGAGCTGTGGTTCCGCATGGGACACTGGAAGAACTGCGAAAACAAGATGATGGAGGGCAAGCCCAAGCCCTCCAGCGGGTGGCTGTTCAACAGCATTGCCAACAAACACGCCGACGCCATGGACAACTACCCGGAGCCCAACGTTTTGCCCCGGGCGGCGGACGACGAAGAAACGGCCAAGGCACTCTCGAAGATCATCCCGGTGGTTTTGGAGCAGTGCGACTATGAGCAGGTGTACAGCGACACCTGGTGGCGCAAGCTCAAGACCGGCACCGGCGTGAAGGGTGTGTTCTGGGACCCGACGCTGCGAGGGGGCCTTGGCGACATCAGCGTGAAGAGCGTGAACCTGCTGATGCTGTACTGGGCCCCTGGCGTGAGCGACATTCAGGAGAGCCAGAACCTGTTCAGCCTGAGCCTGGAGGACAACGAGCAGCTGGTGGCGAAATACCCCCAGCTGGAAGGCCACACCGGAAAGAGCCTGGACGTGGCCGAGTACATCCACGACGATCAGCTGGACACCACCGGCAAGAGTGTGGTGGTGGACTGGTACTACAAAAAGGCCCGGCCGCAGGGCGCGCCGGCGCTGCACTACTGCAAGTACTGCAACGGCGTGGTGCTGTACGCCAGCGAGAACGACCCGGCCCTGGCCGAGCGGGGCTTTTACGACCACGGGAAATACCCCTTTGTGTTTGACCCGTTGTTCATGGAAGAGGACAGCCCGGCGGGCTTTGGGTACATCGACGTGATGAAGGACACCCAGACCGCCATTGACGAGATGAACCACGCCATGGACGAGAACGTGAAACTGGCAAGCAAACTGCGCTTTGTGGTGAGCGACTCGGCCGGGGTGAACGAGGAAGAACTGGCGGACTTCAGCCGGGACATCGTGCATGTGGTGGGGCGGCTGAACAGCGACACCTTTATGCCGCTGCAGACCAGCGTGCTGAGCGGCAACTGCATCACCTACCGGGACGACCGGGTGAACGAGCTGAAGGAGGTCAGCGGCAACCGGGA